TTTCTTCTCACGTCGAAGAAGTAAAACGCATCGACATGCAGTATTCAGCTGCCATTAAGAACAAATTAAATGAAAGCAACGTTTTGGAGGATATCGTAGAACCTCTTGCTGATAATGAGAAGACTCACAAGGCCCTCGAAGCTAACCCGTATGCGGTGCTTCACGACGAGGGTGATGGTGAGTGTTCTCTCAGCGGGCGGCTACGCGCCCGTGCTATTAAATTAGTAAAATTTTACGAGGAGTTGGGAATGACTCGTTCAGCTAAAGAAGTTCCCCAGCAAATAATATGCGGAGGGTTACGACCCGCCGTAAGACAATGCTTCGTTGATAGCATGAGCCCTATTGACGAATTGAGTTTCAAAACAGTGCAGAAGCTCGAGAAGAGCTGCTGTAAGGTTTGTCTGCCTCGCTTCGAACAGAAACTCGACCAGTGGAAAGAGGCTCGATTCCAACCAGTTGCTGTCGATGTTGAACATTTGGGCCGCTTTAAAAGGGCCCTTAAGGGAAACATTGAAAAGGGATGGGATCGTCGGCGTGCCCCCTTTATTCCGAATGGAAACGCTACCCGGCGCTTCACACGGAAACAGGGGGGTAATTGGAATGAGGAAGAATTCAGCGGCGAATGCCGCTACGAGTTGGTGTTTAGTTCAGGGAAACCCAGAGTAGTTACGTTATACTCTGCCCAGAACACTCGCGTTCTCGCTCCACTCCATTACTCATTATATGACATGCTTAAAAGGCGAGGGTGGCTGCTGGTAGGTGAACCGACCGAACAGCACGTTTCAAGCCTCACAGGCGCCGCTTTCTTGAGCTTCGACTACTCCTCCGCAACAGATAACATAAAGAGAGAGTATGTCAAGGCGGCAGTTGAGGTCTTGGAAGAGCAGGCGGACCATCTTTGTGACGATGAGATCGCAGCACTCCGGGTGCTATCGAATCTGATCATTGATGGGAGAGAGACATTTTCAGGACAACCCATGGGTTCTGTTATGTCTTTTCCGCTCTTGTGCGTGATCAACAAGACTGTAGTTGACATGTCACTGTCCGCCATGCTTGACAGGAAGGAGATTAGTTTTAAGGAATGGTCAAGTCATCCCCTATTGGTTAATGGGGATGACTTGTTAACTCGCGAAGTTCGAGCCACCACTGATCTCCGAGGCGAAGTGGTAAGACAAGGGAGTGAAGTAGGACTCGTCGTTAACCAAGAGAAAACCATGGTCTCTGAACGCGATGGAGAAATTAACTCTACTTACTTCCAGGATTGCCACAAGCTACGGAAGTTTAATGCGTCGTCTTTGTGGATGGATGCTGGTGTTGAAGACGTACTGGGTTTTGCGGCCCAGGCTACGCCTGATGGAAAGACGTTTCGGAAGGTTGTCAGACGTAATTTGCGAACTCTTGCTAAGCAACAGGATAAGCATCTTACGGAGATACCACTGTCTTTGGTAGCCGTTTGTCGTAAGGACAAGAAAATACGAGCGGCTATCACCAGCTTGCCAATGAGTGTTGCACCGATCAAAAGTGGAGTGATTAGTATGGATCTTCGTCCAGAAAATTACGAAATGAGTAGAGATGAGGAACATGAGGCAATGCGAAAAGAAATCGAGCGAGTGAGGGAGCGGGGAATAGCAAGGGGAGCCGAAAGGTCACCTAAGTTTAGTACCGGCGTGATACCTGCCGCTCGGTCTTTTAACGCTGTCCGGAAACAACGGCGAAAGATCTCTCCGGAGATCTTACCCGCGTGTTACGTCCGTAGCTTCGTCGAAAAGATCAAGCAAGAGAATGTGCTGAGAGAGGTGGCTCCTCTCGAGGTGTCATTGCCGCCAGGTGATGGCAGTCAAATCAACCGTTTGATTGACAACATTCGCGCGTTTAAACTTACGCGAAATAGCAGTGCATCCCCAGGAACAATAGACGTTACGGCTGATATTGTGAGTTTGTGCTGTTAACAAGTATGAGAAATCGGAATCGACGGTGTGCCGGGCTACGGCCATGTGGTGCGCCCCCTCCGGGGGGGTCGACAAAGAGATACCCTAGCTTGTAAAGCAAACCGAGTTAATTCCTCTCGGGCCTTCGGGTAATATCCAGAAATGGACGTTGG